TTGCCCAAATCAGCAAGTAATTGTTCCGCTTTATCGTTTAGTGTTATCAATTCAATCCCATTTGTATATGTTTTTAATGATAATTTTTGCATTTTACTCATTTTTAGCGAGTAGCGCACTTTAGGTTAGGTTACCAGCTTGCACCCTGTGTAACCCCGGAAGTGCCTCTCCAATTAATTATAAACCTTTTTGTTAATGAAATACCAGGGAGCGCGGTTGGATCCCTGGTTGCACGTGGGGACGCTAGGCCTTAGCCGGTTCGACACGCAATTAGCCTGTGGCGTGGGTATTTAACCAAATTTGGCGTAAGATTGGTTAGTCTTTTTAATTTAATCATGATTTTTCCTCCAAAGGAAAAACCCGCTGCGCACAACACAGGCTCGCCAAAGCCTGCCCACCCGAAGGTGAGGCGCAACGGGTTTCCCCTATTTTAGAGATGAGTGTAATCATTGTTTTGGCGATTTTTGTTGATTAACGGGACAAAGATATTTAATTTATTATTCGATTAGTTTTAATATTTCAGAAATCGGGGCTTTGTTTTTGGCGGCTTCGCCTAATTTCAGAATTGTTTCGTAGTACGTCTCAGTAATAGAAGCGGCTTTTATGTCCTCCAAATAACCTTCGTCGGCCAATTCCGTAGCAGTCATGTTGCTTATTTCTCCATTTTTTATCACGGGTAATTTATTCTCTTTGAATACCATACTTAACCCGGATGTTAATTTGTGTTGTAAAGATGGAAATTGTTCGATTAAGTATTCAAGATAACCGTTAAGTTTAAACGTATCTTCAATAATGCAATATTTAATAAAGCTGTACGGGTTATGCTCTTCCGGATCGTACTTAGCATCATCCTCATGGTTGTGATGTGGCTGGTAATGATCTTCAAAAAAGGTTCCGTTTATTTCCGAAATACACTCTTTTTTTATAACTTCGAGGGCATTAATGATTGACTTTAGGTTGCGTTTTGCAACATAAACAGTCCCTATTTGAATGTAAAACTCATCGTCCGTTTTTATTACCCTCAAATGTTCCTTACCTGGTTCAAATGGCGTACAGGAAAAGCTGAGTACAAAGTCAACGTGATGTGCAATTTTTTTCAAGTTAGTAAGCATATATTTTAATTTTATTAAGGTTTGATTTTGCTTAGTTGCCATTTTCAACACTTGAAAATGGCAACTAAGCTTTAATTACTAATCCTGTTTATCCCACATGGTAAGCTGGGTTGAAACGATTACCTTGTCAGCGTTATTCATTTGAGTACCGAGCCTCATTTCTTCTGCGCACAACGAAACGTATATAACATAATCTTGGTTCTTTTCAAGCCGTTTCAATACAGCTTTTCTATCCAATTTTATCCTGGCTTTTTCAAATAATAAGTTTTTACGCTGAACAGCACTGCCAAAAAAATGCTGGAACAAAACATCATCGCATTCGTCCTGATATTTCTCAAGTCTGGGTTGAATTTCCGGTTTTACCTTTCCCAATTGAATCGAGTATAACCATCCTGCAACTTTGTGTATAGGCAAAAGAGTGTACTTATATCCTCTAATTTGCTCAATAAATACCCCCCATTCAGGGGTATTCTCAATAAAATATACCTCTTTTTGGTCGTTTTTTTCCAAACTGACACGCCTTACGGCGTGTCGGTTTTTGTTTTTTTCAGGTTTCCCAATCTGAATTTGAATGGTATGTTTCCCAAATCTTGAGTGTGCTTTAACGTTATCAATAGCCGTATTATAGTTTAGTCCAATACTACTAATGATCCCATTCAATACAACAAAAGGCACCCCATCTATAATAGGGCAGAATAACAAGTCTACACCAAATTGAACAGTCTCCAGTGTGTTTTTTGAAATTACGATTTCTTGTGTTTCCATAGGTAAAAGTTTAAATGTTTTTGCAAACATAATAGTATTTCTATGTATTTCCTAGTATTGTTAATAACTTTTATATATTTCTTTATATTTTAATGTATCTTTGTAGTCATTATTTAACCAAATAACAGAGGCAATGGTAAAGATAGGCTCAAGTATTAAGCTGGAAAAAGATCTGATTGAGAAGATAAAAACGGAATCGGAAAAAGAAAATCGATCAGTAAACAATTACATTGAGACGGTGCTCATAAAGCACTTCAAAGAAAAAGAAAAAAGCGGGGATTAACCCGCTTTTTTATGCAATACAAGCAAACATTAATCTTTTTTTTCTTCTTCAAAATGATTCATCAACTTTTCAAGTAGCTTAGTTTGTTTCACTTGATTTTCAACTATGGCATTTATCTTCCAATACCATGTAAACAACTCACGTAATACCATAAATACCAGGAATATTATTCCTAAAGCAATAACAGCATAAACGACAGTATCAAGTCCACTGTACCATTCCAAATAAATTAATTTCATAATATTATGTTTTAGGGTTATTGTATTCCCCAAATATATAAAAAAGGGAGCCTCGCGGCTCCCTCAACCATAAAAAACAAAAAAAAAGCATCTTTACATCCCTATGCTGCCAATTTTAAAACTCAGGCTCCACCCATCGTGGCCCAGGTAGTTGTATTCGGGATCCTGGTGCATGCTGCCCACCTGCAGGCGGTACATCAGCTCATGGTATTCGCTGTCGCAGTTTGTTTTATCGTCCAGCATCAGGCTTTTTACGCCGGCCATCACGGTTTGCAGGGTGGCCATGTCGGCTACATAGCCGGCGGAGGTGCGGTCGCTGTCGGCTACTTTTTTTAGAATAAAAATAAGCCCGGTATTCATTTCGCCCAGGTTGTCTTCGTCGCGGCTGTCGGCATCGGCCGATGGTATGGTGGCCACCAGTATGGGGTACGCTGCCACGTTAGCCACTACGGTTTTTAGCTGGGCCTCGTTGGCTACCAGGTAAGCAGCTTCGAGCCCTGCAATGGTGGCTGCCACGTGCTGCCAGTATTGGTTATAGGTGGTTATATTGACCATTACTTTGTATTTTCGAGTTGGTTAAGGTATTCCACACGTTGCTTATACAGCAGCACAAGTACATCGTACAGGTTTTGGCTATATACCCGTTCTATGGGGCCAAATATGCCCGTGGCGGCCAGGCTGAGTGCCACACCGGCCAGCCCGGTTTTGTTTTCGTACTTAACAGGCTTGCTTTTCTGCTTTTCAATCAGTGTGGTTTCGTAAAGCAGCTCCAGGCTTATTTCCTGCCCGTCAACTTCCAGGGTGGCCGTGCGCAAATAGTTTTCAATGGCCTGGAAAAATAAGAAGACGGCAAAACGTTTCGCCAGGGGTACATCCACAATTTTTGTTGCACGCGATTCAATTAAATCGGCATTGTAGGCAATTTTGTTGCCGCGCCAGTCTTTTGGTCTGTACAACACGGCCACCAGGCGGTTTAAATCGCTTTCATCGTTGGTTTTCATGTACTGACGGTAATAGGTTCCCGCATCTTTATACTCCAAAAAAGTGCAGTCGGTAAGCGCGTCGGCAGGTCCGTACCAGGTTCGGACATTTTTGACGGCTAAATGAGGAACAAAATTACGGGTAAAGGCCATATTAAGCGATATTTTACCCTCATTCTCGATAAAGATAAAATCAAGCAACTCGGCCAGACGGTTTACATTGTCCGAAACAAACAATTTGGCTTCATCTGTCAGGCGATCGTAATCATTATAGCCATTGGTAACGCCCAATATTTTAAGCACCATGGCCGTGTACAAATCGGTCAGGTTTATTTCTCCGGCATGTTGTTTTAGCATCAACCCGGCCAGAAATACAAACTGATCGTTGCTCAATTCCGACATTTCAGCCGGAAAATCAACTTTAAAGTTGATTTCTGGTATTTCTATTGTATGCATCGCAGTTCGGTTAACCAACGTTTCAGGCGGTCGGCGCGTTGCTGGATCTTCGCCCGTTGTTTTGGATATTTATACTTTGCCCGGAGTTCAATTTTTACTTGCTTCAGGCGGGTTTCAACTTCTAAAATGTCGGCTTGGCTCATATTCTAAAAATTTGTGCTTCAGGGTCAATGTGTGCAATGGGATCAACAGGTACATAATCAATGGCGGCGGCTTCGGCATCCAGTTTGCTCAGCTCCTTTTGCAGGTTTTCAAGCTCGAGCAGCGCATCCGCCAGAAAGCTCTGGCCGATTTCGCGCCTTACATCCGTTGGAGCCGGTTGCTTGGCCTTCATGGTCAGCCTGTCGCTGATATAATCCTGAAAAATGCCATTGGGCAGCATGTTAATCGACAATCGTTTAACAGCCAAACTCAATGAGTAATATACCAATGGCACGCGGATAAGCAGCAGCATATCTTCGTAATCGGTAAAATTTCCGGTTAACAGAGCTGCTTTAATATCATCAAAGCGGGTTTTTCCCAGTACCGGTAGCAGGTATTTACGCTCGCTTTCGCGGATAAATGGCAGAATTTTCAGGAAGAAACGGCGTGAATTGTCGATGGGGAAAATATCATCGAACTGCCTGGCTGTATTGATAAACAGGCTTCGTGCCAGCTTTTGGGCAGCCGAATCCTTCCATTCGGCAATGTTAGTCGCATTGGCCTCCAGAAAAGCGATCAGCCGGTCGGTGGTTTTATGGGCTTTATTTAGCGTGGCTTCATCATCACGGGCAATCATCCACTCCCAGGCCATTTTTTCGTTGGCCGAATCAATCACCACCTTACGGCCATCGTCACCATGGGTAACATCGCTGTGCGAAGCGTAATTGTGTGTGGCATAATACGCCACAGGCAACTGAATGTAATGCACCAGGTCATCAAGTAATTTTACATCGCCACCTGTGTTGTAAGCCGCCGAATCGTAGTGAGTCTGGGCTTTGTCCATCACCGGTTTACCAATTAGCTCTGTCATGGCTTCATGCTCCAGCAGGATATCGGTTTCTATATTCGCAAAAGTATTCGAGGCATGCAGAAAACCCATCAGGGATTTTAATTCGGCTTGGCCGTTATTTGATTTGTTAAAAAGCATGGTTATTCCTCCTTATCGATGAAAACGGTTTTTGAGCAATCAATCCAAACGGGAGGTTGTGTTATTCCTCCAAAAACACTCAGCCATATACGGCCAAATAATAAAGCGCTGATTCGTTGTTTAAATGATAATCTCCAACAACTTATGCTTTGTTTACCATCATTAAAAACATGTAAATCGCCACATTCTTCATCCATATTTTGTGGCTTGGTCAATACTTTATTGGATTCTTTAAATTCTATTGGTTTTAAGGCACTCATAATTTTAATTGTTTTTAATTCTGTCTCCTGGTGAAGTCTGCGATTCCGTTAATACGGCATCGTGGTAAAAGCCCATCCTCACCGTTTTATTAGGCCAGTTAGCAGCAATGGCCATGTTGATATCCTTACAAACAATACTTTCCGGGATATCCACCGAGGTAGCCAGGTAAAGTTTGAATGCATATAGTTGTTCAGATCCGGAAGGCAGGTTACCATCGGCGCTCATATTGCTCAGGGCAGGATGCAAGCCAAAGCCGGCGGTGATTTCAAAGTCGGCACGTTTGGCAATTTCCACCTGGGCGCTGATAAAGTTCTTTACCTTCTGGTCGATGGTGTTAATTTTCCATCCAACGTATTCCTGGGCTAAATCATCATAGATGGTTTCAGAGGTGATCATCTTACCTGCCTTTTCGATGCCAATCAGCGCTTCACCAAATTTTAAAAAAACCTCAGTTTTTAAATCCTCAAGCATGCTGTTTTTATACTCAATACCCAGCAGCTCGCAATTTTTACGCAACATATCTTCCTTTTGCGCCCAATACAAGGCAGGCACCTCAATATGATACCGGATGGCAGCCGCATTGGCGTTAAAGTTGAGTAACAGAATAGGCAAACTCGATCCAAGCTTAATCCAGTTGAACAAACCAAAGAATGAAGGGCGCGAATACTCATTTTCCAGGGCAAAGCTGTACATATTGCTGTAGCGCATGCTCACCGGGTTCCGGAACGGATCCATCGGGTTCCATATAGGATACTGACGAAAATCATCCCTAAAAGGCTGTTCAAAATCCCCTGTAATGATGTGGTTTATTCTATCATAATCATCCGGATATTCGAGCCTGGCACCGATGGCACTTACACACTCAAGTTTGGCAATCATGGGCTTACCGCCAATACGCGCAGCACGGTTGCGAAAATACTTTGGGAAATGGCCGTTTACATGCTCAAACTCCACCAACGATTTAAGCAAATATTGCTGATAATCCCAATCTTTTAGCCATGCAGATACTTCAGGATCGGTTACAAATTCCTTTTTGCGCTGGCCATCACTAAACTTTATTTCGTACAATTCAGGGCCCTGGCCCCAGAGCAGATGGGTTTTCTTTAACAGAATTTCAGGCGAAACATTGTTTTCATCCAGCATGGCGCGGATATCTCCCGGAAGCGTGTTCTGATCACCATAAGGCACAATCGAAAACCTTCCGATTTGCATGGGCGTGGTGCCGGTTCCTGTAAAATACGGCTGCACACCTGTGGATGGCGTTCTGTCGGTGGCCGAAATTTCAGCCGAAAACAAAAACGTGCCGGTATCTACCAGCGCGTAGTTTCCGTTACTTGATATTCTCATAAAACACAGATTTTGGAGTAACCTTAATGCCGTTGAATCTCACGATGAGAATTTGCCAGCAGTTTCGTTTATTTTTCAGTGGATCTCCCACGTTCAAGTCCTGATAAAACAATTTGTGATCAGCATGCTCAATGCTATCACCCCGTGCCGAAGGCCTGAGCGTTGCCTTATCCACCCGCCGCAAACCCGACGATTTTTGCCTGAGCGCGTCCCAGGTGTAATGCTCAAACGAAAAAGGAATGCCCTGAGCCGTTAACTTTCGCATTTCTGCAATTGCAGAAAATAAATTGATTTCATCCATGGATGCAAAGGTGCAGCATGGATAAAAAAATGCAAAGGACAGAAAAGTGGGTATAAAAAAAAGGGGGCTCCAACAGCCCCCTTCATGGTTTCCCAAGACCATTTAAGTTACAGGTACCCAAAACGAAAACGCTTTCGCCTTTTTCGGATAAACACGTTTGCCATTTCTGGTTATGTATTTACAGAATACCAACTTATGTAGTCGACCATCAATTGTTCGAAAATTATCTATGAGGAATACCTCCTTTCTGTCCCTTTAGGCGGTAACTACCTTCGCTATTAAGCGAAAAAAAACCCGATACTTGGGATATCGGGTTCAAGTTCTTGCGTGACACAGTTTTTAAATAGTAATAAGTGGCGCAAATTTTTAATGGTCAACCTAACAAGAGGTTATTCAGATAATTTTCGATTTGCAAATATATATACAACTATTGATTAAGTCAAGAAAACTTTCAATAAATTAAACCCACAATACAAATAAGAACTAAATACAGTAATAATTTCAATGAATAATACTATAAATGAGATTATAACTGCAAATTTAACTAATGATCTTAAATAAGTTAAGGGTGTTGATAACTTGTTGTAAAAACGAACAAAAAAAGGGGCGTTAGCCCCCTTAATAATCAGGAAACAATCTCCTTTTCAATTTCAGCCACCTTCGTATTGATCCTTACGATGATGGATGAAATGATATCTCGCACAATCATGTTGTTTGAAATTGAGATCTTCGCATCATCACGATAACCCCTGTTGTCAGTCAAAAACAGCTTCAGTTGATGGCTGTCGATGTTCTCGTCAAAGTCAGTACCCATCTCTTTAATGAAATTCATCAACTGGGTACGCTTTGCGATAAACATGTCCCGGTGACCGATCAGCTCACTTTTGCGCTGATAAGTCTCGATCTGTTTTTCCAGCAATGCCTTCAGATCATCAATCTGGTTAGCAGCTGTTTTCATTTCCTTCACCTTATTTTCAGGTGCTTTTGTTGATTTATTGTCGTTCGACATTTTTTTCACCGATGCCTTTCGGATTTATTTCGGTACCTGGCACACCATTAATTTTAATGGCCACCCAATACCGGATTAAAAATTTTGGAACAAAAATGCATGTCAGTTTTTTCCCTTCCGAAAAAACTGAACGCACCCGAAGGGCGAAAGCCCGCTTACATTTCCATGAAGCGGGTTTTCGTTTTTAGAGAAAAATATTTTTAATGTAGGTAACTTTGCCGTTAAAATTGAGGGGGTGTGGGGAGTAAGTTATTAATTTGCAAGCTAATATACTTTGTTAACATAATTGAATTGCAATTGTTACAACTTAGTTAACCTCTCACTGATCAGTTTAATTAGTTATTGTTCTTTACTTATTATTTTTGCAATATACTCTGCAAATGACAGATCTTTTACATCCGATGCCTTTGTTCCAAATGTCTTTAGTTCGGTTGTAATCATGTTAAATAATGTTTTGGGTTTTAACAATTTTGACTTAAGTAATATCTTTGAAATTGTAGTCTGCCAAAAATTCAATTCTTTCTCATAATCTCTTATTCTTGCTAGTAATAGTAACCTATGTTTCATCAATGATTTGTACGACCTACCAATATCTTCAACATTACTTGTTAATTGCTGTAATTTATCTCTAAGTGTTTTATTTTCTTGTTCATATCGTTTTGTAGTGTGAACATTTAGTAATGTCATGGTTATTCCTAATATTACAGTATATAAAATCGAATTCATGACAACTAACCACTTAGAATTTAATTGCTTATTTACTAGACTTTCATAACTGCTATAACCGAGATCTTCCGCATTTAGAAAACTAATTGTCGAATTACTGGTTAGTCCAGATAAATCTATATAACAACTTACGCGAGGATAAACATCAGGAACGATAAAGAAACAGTGGCTAGAATCTTTACTATCATAAATTAATTCACATTGAATATCACGAGAGTGACTAAGCTTAACATTTTTAATATCAGAAACGAAAAACTTAAAGTCATTTTGCGATTTTGTTGATTCATTTGAAATCTGTATTAATGCATGATATTCATCATTGGACTGATATAATAACATTTGGTAAGCGCCATCGGAACGCGAATAATACTCAACTAAGGATTGTACTCCGTAAAAAAAAATACCAGATGCAAGGACAGGAAAAATTATATTCTTTATTATGCTTTTCATAATTATAGTATAATTTGATTATTCAAAGATAGAAACATTGTTATCTAAAATATTATTCCAAAGCTCCTTATAAGTGTTGATGATTCTTATAAGAATAATCTCTTATTAACCATTGTAAGAACATTTTGATGTGAAATCTCAAAATTAAACACAGTAAAAGGTTCAGGGCCAGCTCTGACCCTGAACCGGTTTTCCAACAAGATTATATCTTTCCATCGCTCGCAGAAAGATGAATCCGGGAAAATAACGACCTGCTATAGTCGAATTTTAAACTCTTTATATACAAGCAAAATTTGTTAACTGGTTAATAATGTAATTATTAGAACTTATTTAGCTATGCGGGTTTTTAATAAGACATCAAACGTACAAAAATAAAAGTTTATAAATCAAGTACTGAGCTACAAATTTCTAAAAATTTATCATGGCACCTCTTGTATAGTCAATTTAAACCCGATAACATCAGCAATAGCAATAACATGGTCCAATTTCGGAGCATACATCCCATTTAAAACCCTGTTAACGTTTGATTTTACTAATCCAGTTTTCAAAGCAATCTCATCAACTGATATCTTGTTATCCAAAACAGTCTCCCGAAGCTGCCTACAAATGTTTTCCCGGGCTTGAACATACTTTTTATTATTAATCAGCATAGCCACCTAGTTGGTTTAAAAGCTCAAAGTTACACAAAAAAAAGGTTCAGGACCTTTTAAGTCCTGAACCGTAATTTTCAATGAATTCGTTAAATTCAAAAGTGAACCTACCCGGATCATCCAAAGCTGTGTGCATCGCATATCCTTCATAGTAGATAGAATCGAGAAATTCTACAAAAGCATCAATCATCTCGGGCCTCCTTTCTTAATATTACGGAGGATTATCTGGTTAGGCGTCACCTCAATTGATACCTGATCACCAGGAGTAAACCCTGATTCAGACAACCATTTTCCTTTTAGCAACAATTGACTAAAAATCTTCATTGGTGATCTGAATGAATGAGGAATAACATGCGATTGCACTTTAATTGATCGTGTCATGACTGCCTCCTTTCAACTTGATTGGCTGAAAACAGGTAGCAAATTGGCCAGAACTTCATTTCATCATCATCTTCAGCATCAGGAACTGGTACCTGCCTGGGTGTTCCCCATACCAGGTAAGCTTTGCTTCCTTTTTTCACCGAAAGCCCTTTGTCTTTCCATTGATGAAAGGTGTTGAATTCAATTTCTTCTCCTCCGGAATACACCTCAATCAATCCTTCGTTAACAGATCCTGCATCAAGTTCCCCTGAATGGATCTGTGCCTTAATCACCTTGGATAAAGCACTTAATTCACGACGCTTTTGTTTAACGTCAGTTGTTGATTTTTTCATGATACAAATGCCGTATTGTGCTGTTGCCGCCAGCGTTAAATTAATTAATGCAAAAATTTTATTGAGTGAGTTGACTTCTTGTCAATGGTGAATGTCTGTTTTCGCAATCCCGAAAAATACAAACAATAAAAAGCGAAAACTGACCGAACCCCACGGGGCCGCGGCTCCATCAGGAGGCGGCCATTGACTTTGTCAACTCACGATCAATAACTTTGCTATTAATTAAGGTAACGCCCCCACCCCATTTATACTGAATACCATAAAAGCAAAAATTCCTTGGGGGCCTGTTTTCTTTTGGTCTACCTTTTCTTTCCGAAAAGAAAAGGTAGCCGTTTTTAAATGTTTACAAATATTTCAATCATGTTAAGAATCAAAAATCAAAATCAAATTGATTATTATTCCTGTAAATGAGGCTTTTTGCCCTTTATCACACTTTCGGGAAAGTGTGAAAGCCTGCTTTCAGACCGACCCGCTCTGCCCATGATATGCCTTTGCATATTGCGTTTTTTATTGGATATATGACAACGTGCATCTAAACAGTACGTTATACAGTTATTTTAAAATTTTTGTTTAAGTTGGTCGGTCTGGTGGTTAGTAGTATCTTCTTTAATATAGTAACCATGTTTTTCCAACCGCGTGAGGGATTGCAGCGGCATCCTTTTCCGGCGAAGCAAGGAAAAGATACAGCGGAAAGCCCGACCCGAAGGGGCACGCCCAAATAATTACCTCATTTCACGTATAGCTACATCACTAAACTTGATCTGTTGACGTGCCTTAACAATGTCCATGTACTTCTTACGGCACATCAGGTACTTGAATGCATCACTGTAATTGGTTGATTCCATGGGCAGGCGTTTGACTGGGAACTTCTCTGACTTCTTGACCTTCTTGATATTGCCCTTTGCATCCTTCTCGACTGGTGCCATTTCCAGGCTACTCTTTAGCTCTTTGCATTCGAACTGATCAATCAGTAGCTTAGGTAATGCTGTAACATGGTTACCCATCAAGTCGTTCATCAGGTCGAACTCTTCAGGATGGGAGATATTGCCCTGACCAACACTCATCAGATTAACTTTCCATCCTGTTGATTTAACACTTCCTGAGTCATCTTTACGCTTCTCGATGGCATTCTTTAACTTGGTTGCAAAGTCTTGTTTCTGCTTACTGTATGCATTCCCTGAACGGTCGTAATACATATCTAATTCTTTGCGCTCGTGGTGTTGGAAAAAATCAATAAAATTTTTAGCCAGATGATCTATCCACTCGGGTGTAAGCACATGCATGTTTTTTAATACCCGGTAGTTTGGCCATTGCTCCTGCCCTATTACCATACTACACATGTTACCAAAGTCGACACCAGTTTCAAGCTTCTCATGCTTACGAATATACTTCAAGCCGCGACTGCTTTGAGTAATGTTATCACGAATACCATACTGATCATAATAGGAATAGTTGTATCCATCATGGTAAAAGTGTGCTTCACTAAGATTACCATAAAAACGCATGCCTTTTTCTATGGCAGGTTTCATTGAAAGAATGGATGTAAGATAGTCCTCTAAGCTCCCATCAGCCAATTGTTCAGGGAAATAGCCCTCGGTAAGGATATCGGCATTTACAAAGCTGGAAGCAATGTAGAAAAAAGTGGAATTCATCCTGATTTTGTAATACCTTTTCTCCCATCTGACAAGCTTAACAGCAACTTTCTTAAGCAATTCTACATTTTTAGTTTGTTCGGCCTGTTGGTATTCAATTCGGATAGCATTAAGAATAAAAGCACAATCGAGAATCGATTTGATTTGCTCTTTGTTCATGTTTTTCTTCAAGTCCAGGATCCAGTCATCTTCATCTATTCGGTTCATGTCCGGAAAGTCGGTAGTAAAAGTACGTCCCCGAAAATAGGGTGAATGTCCGAAACGCTGAATACTTCCCCTGATGGCGGGTGTAAGTTTCTTTATCTTATTCTTTTTGAAATATTTAACTTCGTCTCCAAGCACATGAACATAGTTGCTACCGGCACCACTGGAAGGCCGATCCATTGACACAAGTGTAAAATTGGCACCGGTAAAAGTGGAAATCGTGTGTTTGAATGATTTGAACTTTGTAAATGGCTTTTTGAAATAATCAGGAGGTTGTTTGTCTACCACAAAATGCCCTTTGGTTTTTCCATCAGCCTCAATCCAACCAAGACGTTCCCATCCTTCAATAAATGTTTTGGCTGTGTTTTTCAGTAGATTTGTATACGTATCGCCAACAAAAGCAAGTGGAGCTCCTGGCATATCATGCACTATATCCTGGGCTCGCCCGGCTAATATATCAGATGTTTTACCTGCTCCGCGACCAACAATCAAATATAGATTTTTGGGACTAATCATATTGATGACCATACTCAGCCAATTGGTCAAACGGAACTCAGATTTTTCAAGTTTAATCTTCATCTTCAGGGAATAAATCAATATCCTCAATCATAGCATCAGCTTTCACACGTAATTTTTCACGCTCAGGGATATCAAGTCCATCGATGTGCCTGGCTAATTCATATCTGTTGGCTTTTGTACGTCCAACCAGTTCAGGATCCAGTGTATAAATCTTGACAGGTTTCTTGAAAAATTCTTCCGGGATATCATCAGGTTCGGCTTCATTAAGCTGGCGCATATTACCTGCAGCCAGGATAATGTTTTTATAGATATCCAGGTCCTTGGAAGTCTTGGCTGTTTTTATAACGAGTTCGGCAGATCGTTCAAGCATTTCGGCATACATGTTCCTCCAGGCTTGCTTTTTAATTGCGTTATCCAGGTAAAAGAAATTGATGGCATCGCTGTAATACTTATTAGACAGATAAGGAGAAAGTGCATAAGGTGGCAGCTGTAGCAATTTAATGATGGCACTGCGGTTTTCGTAACGCATGTGCATTCCACGGATCATTTCCAGCGTCGAAAGATATTCAACCATTTCTGTGGGAAGATCTCCTTCTGCACCTGTTTCGATAAACGAAAGCAATGCATCATATTTATTGTCATCTATCTCCATAAAGCAGTTGGTCTCGTATGTTTTCAAATTTTCTGGCATCGCGAATTTTCTCAATTTGCTGTTGGGCGGTTGTATTCCCACCTTTGGCACTGGTAAGAACTGCCATGTCGATCTGTGCCTGGGCAATGAGCTGGCCGCGATCATAATGAAATCGAAATTCAGATGTTTTATCATCAAATTGGCGTTGTAGCTCCTTAATTGGGATATTAAAATACATGGCCATTTGCTTAATGGTGTAATTGATACCGGCAAGGGATTCAATTTCTTCTATTTGCTCTTCTGTGAATTCCATTCTAATTCGACTTTGTATTTCTCTTTAATAAAGTTGTTTAATTCTTCAACTGATTGAATAACATGTATCGGTTTATTGCTAAAAGGTTTTGAAATAACCAGGTACTTCGAAACTTTGTATACCTTTAATAAAGATCCTTCTGATGACCATGACCCTCCTAATCCGGTTGTATCATCATGAGTACCTTTAAAATGAATATCAATACAATCCTTTATGCTTTTCACATAGATGGTTGAGTAATTCATTTTAGGTTTACTAATCAGATCTTTTATAAAGCCCATCAGTGATACAGTTTAATCGAAAATCGTACAATCGTTTATCATTAAAAAATAGGTATTGCTCATATTGGGCATTCTCGCTCCAATTGCCTGATCCTTCAATCAGGTAGTGGTTGTTTGCAGCTTCAACCAGCGTTATTTTTGAGTGGTTCCAGGCATAATGAATAGATATTTGGTTTCTGGAATTTACCAGGCTGGTAAGGTGATCCACTACCCTGGGCATCCGGTGTTTCATTGAATCGCTGATGAATAATTTTACATGACCAATTTTGCCCTGATCGATGCGCTTGATTAGTGAATCTACTATCCTGCGGTTGATGGAGTAGGTTGACAATACCAGGTAATCAATTTTTTCGCATTCGTGCAACAGGTAAGGGATAAATGTAAAAGCATTAAAGCTTTTCAACGTCCAAATGGCAAAGAACTCACCCTGATTGGGTAACCGGCCATTGAGATTTTTAAGACTTTCGAGTTTAATCTCATGCATGCTCAGATAATTATCCCGGAGAATGGCCGATTTTTCCCCGGGATGTTCATCTGACTTTGTGGTTAATTCACCGATGGAAAACAGTTTATTCATTAATGCCCAAAAGCGTGTTTACCTCAAGCAATTCCTGTTCAAACTGTTCTACGCGTTGCACCCGTTTAGCCGTTTCTTTGTGATCGGGCTCATCGGCGATTTGCTTTTTTGTACGCGGGATCTTGTTTTTCAACTGATCGCGCAAGATAACCAATTCAGCATCCTTCATGGCGTGAATTTCGGCTTTACGCTTCATCCAGTCGAAAATGGGGTGCTTTCCGAGCAATGTACCGGTTGTTTTAAAATGATTCAGCTCGTCCCATATCTCGCGGTTCTCCAGGTAATTTTCTACTACCGACTTGGAAAGCTCCGCAATTTCTTCCGCACTGGCTCCTTCTACCAGTTTGCTGTGGCCTTGGATGTATGCATCGTAGGCCGTAAGCATATCGGCAACCAATTCCTTCAATACACCAGGGCAGGTTTTCTGCTTTAGGAATGGGAATTCCTCACGAAGTTTAATGGAGCGTTTGATGTTATCAGGAACGGTGGATACAAACTTTCGGGTTTTGGCTTCCTGGAGTGCAGAAATAAGGTCCTTTTTCTTGCGCGAAGCAGGTTTAATTTCCAACATGGCTGCCAACTGTTGTACCTGAGGCCAATCGAGAGTTGTAATATCTACCAACTCGATTTGTTCAGCCATTTGTGCAATGGTAAGTACAACATCATTGCCCGGATCCTGACTTTCGGCGGCAGGAGCCATTGAGCTAACCAAAGCGGTTTTTAGCATTGTTTTGTAAACCATTTCAGGAATACCGGCCACCTTGGCCAATTCGTAACATAAAAAGTTGTAATTGGCTTGAGTATTCCCCGCTCTGTTAAGAGTTGATTTAAACGAAAGATTTCGTCCGTGGCGCAAATACAATTGTTTTCCGGTTTCAAAGTCACGATCCGATTCAAACCAATCGAGGATGGCGGCTTTTGGATTTTCATTTACTTTCATAACTAAAGGTTTTAATTATTTGCAATTTGAAATTACAAATATGCAATTGCAGAGCAAAAACCAAAAGGACATAAAAAAGCCTGCCCGGTTTTGTCGTTGGGCAGGCTTTAACCAAATTATAAACTTACGAAGCGACTACTACTAAGTTCTGGAGAGCTCGAAATATTTAAAGGTTGCACCTCCATCCTTGAACGCTTTAAAAGTAATGGTGGCTCCGGCAATTCCTGACCAGGAAGTGCCATCTTTAAGCAATAAATTTCCGCCAGTAACAATTGAAGCAGGATTGGTACCACCCGATCCGAGCAGGGTAAATACAAGTCCATCAGAAGCGTTTGAACATGTCGTAATCTGAGTGGCTATTGTATTATCGGTAAGCTGATATTCGCCTGAGCCGTTCGTCAAATCGATAAACGTAGCATCAGCGGCAACCGTTGTAGTTACATCACTAAGGGTTAACGTGTTGTTATAAATAGCAACATTAGGCCCTTTGTTAGTGCTCGTGAATGTGAATACCGTTTTCTTGGCATCCTTATCATCGGTACCTTCAAATTTCATGCGAAGCGGAGCACATAGACCACCGTACTCAAGAATACGGCCATCGGAACAGGCTTCATCAAAAATCAACACATCCTTGCCTAACCAGTTGGCACGAAACTCAAGAATTTCCTGTTCGGTTCCGGGATGGGCAAATACAAACTCCTGAATTACGCCTTCAGCATCAATTTCACCTTCACCGGTATTTTTAGCGGCGATGGAAGAAGGTGTTACGTACAACTCGATGGCATAAGCTCCGGCTTTGAACACATGTTTCCCTGAAATTAAAATTCCTTTTGAATCGCGGGGTTGATGTGTGAGGATATCGGCAACGTCAACAATGGTGACCTTGTTTTTTTTGTCGCCACCTGAGCCGGGTGAGGCTTTTGCAGGACGGGCGACATTTACTTTTACATAGCTCATATTAGTATATCGTTAAAGAGTTTAAAAGTTCCCGCCGAAGCGGGAACATTAGTTTACGCTATTTCAAAGCGGTCAAGTTCAACAAACTTGAGACCGTTGAAACGGACTTTAATCCATTCGCCTGCACCCAGGGTCATAGCTGCCGAAATACGGCTGAAATAACCTGACTGAGCAATGGTTGTGGCATTGGTATCTGAACCTCCTTCGAGCAGGTAGACGTCGCCATCAACTGCATTAAGGATGTTGGTTATCGCAGTGGCCGCTGAGTTAACAGCAGTGACAAAGTGTTTACCTGAGGCAGCGTTTGCCGTGGTAGCATCAGCAGCCAGGAAAACAACATTTGAAAGAGCCAGATCCCAGCGCTCGATTTCAACGAAATCGGCAGCACCTCTTTTGTATAGAAGGATCAGCGTATTTTCGTCGAGGGTAATGGCAGCATCCAGGTCAAATTTACCGGCATTGGCAATGGTGGATGGATTTGCACCTGTATTACCGATGATGTAAATGTAATCGCCAACGGCAGAATCAGCAATATCGGTAATCGCGGTAGCCTGGGTGTTAACCCCGGTACGAAGCGATGTGTGATACTGAACCGAAGGAATGGTTACATCAGCAGCAATGTTTACATACGAATCAGGCAAAATTTCAACATCATTGCTGAAAAAGATTTGTTTGTCATCCGAAAGATCAACACCATCCGGATATTCGTAACCATAGGCCCAAACATGGATGCCTGTTTTGTAATCACCAAAAATATTGATGTCGCGTTTGTCCATCTCCATGTTCAGAATTTTCTTTTCTGAAGGGATGTTTTCCAATAGCGAAATGTTATCTTCAGTTGTTGCAAACATGAATTTGCTGTCATTCAAAAATGACAATCCTTCCAGACGAATATTTTCATGCAGGTCAACGGTAAGTTTACCTTCGGTGAAGGTAGGCATGAGCCCTTTTACGGTTTCTCTGCGTTTCAAATAAGCATCGCGCCAATAGTTGGCCATGTAAAGAACCATACCCGGCATATCGCGCCAGTACTCAGGAATTCTTTTTACGAGCGTTTCTACATAATCCAGGATATTTTCCTCGGTGGGAACTCCCAAATCGTAAGGCATGTAAACCCGGCGTTTCTGGGCTGCTTTAATACCAATCAACAAACCGTTTTGTTTGTGAATAGATAACCCTGCCACGGTAGCATTGTCAGCCGTTGGAATATAAATTCCACGAATGTGAGCAATTTGATCTTCCTCGGCTGCTTTTTTCAAAATTTCGCCAGCCAGGTAGGCCACAAAACTCATTTTGTAAGGTTTCGATCCTTCTTTTTTGATGGATTCCAAATGGTTCAACCAGCTTGTTTCCATGCTTTGAAGTTCAGACCCCAGAATGGTAATATCAATTTGAATTGGATACACTTTGGCAATCTCCGGTTGAAACTCGAAGGAACCTTTTGGTAACCATTTCTTTTTGCGTGCCTGGGTTACTTCGCCGGTAAAGGCTTTTGCATAGGCAATCTGATCCTGAACATTTGAAACGGTGTTCCAAAAAGCAGGCAGCCTGTTTTTGGCCCGCAGGAATGAAATAAGGGCCGTTTGATTTTCACGGTAATAGGCACCCAGGTCGGTGTTAAGCTGGGTAATGTCCATTGGAGTGTAATCGGTTGCCTCAACTTTAACATTGCTTGCAGCTCTCGCATTCCACGGGCGATTTTCGTAAGCATCAAAACTTTGTTTCGATGAAAACAAATGGGTTTTGCTGTGCATAAAAACTGCTTTGTTTGGTGTACCGGCTCCGGCGTGAGGAACATCGTCCTCAGGCTGTTTGCCTAATTTGATGATGGTAGCCTGGCTTTGCTGTTGAGCCACTTCCATGGCCGTAAGCTTTCCTTCTAACTCACTTACTTTTGATTGTAATACAACAATAACCGGATCTACCTTGGGAGGATCCTCAGTTGTGGATTTTGGTTTCTCGGGAGCTTTTTTGGCCAGGGCAGCTTCAATGGAGAGAATCTCTGCTTCCTGGAAAGAAGCGTAGCCATCTTCATCATAAGCTAAACCTTCCAAGGTTAAAGGAGCTCCAAACTTTTTTTGATGTTCAGCTTGCAATTTGCCAACATCTTCCTTGGTTAACGCCACTTTGCCATCAACAGAAGCCAGTTCTGTGAAGCCAAGTACGATTAACAAGGTTGCGATTAATTTTGGATTCATTTTTGAAAAGATTTAGTTAAACAAATTATTTATTTCTTTTTGCGGCCATTTGTATAGCACGCTTTACTGCATAATCAAGGTTGCCCATTTCGTCAGCAAGGCCATATTTAATGGCATCGTTGGCATAAAACATGCGTCCGTTTAAAATGCCTTTTTGGGTAATGTCTACTTTTCCGGCTCTGAATTCACGAACATCAGCCTGAAATTTCTGAGCCAATGGCGAAAGAACTTCTTCCATCATTAATTTGTAATCGCCTTTCAGGGCATTTTCCCATGCTAAATTTTTGAAGTTCGATTCAGGAGCATAGATGGTATGGAATTTTACACCCTGTTTTTCCCACATGGGAGCTATATCCATAAATGAAACCATTACCCCTATACTTCCGAATTCGCTTGAAATGTTGTTTGAAGCAATAATCAGATCCGTTGCTGCGATGCTATAGTAAGCGGCAGAAGCGGCGGTATCGGCCCAGGCAATAACCGGTTTTTTTGTTTTTGCATACAGAATGGCATCAACAATCGGGAATATTGAATCGACGGTTCCTCCACCCGAATCGGTTTCAATAATAATGGCATTAATATTGTCATGATCGGCAGCTTCGCGTATATAGGAAGCAATGGTTACTGTTCCCCAGTCCCACCAATCGTCCTCTTTAAACATAATGTCTTTTAGAGGAATTATCAAAGTAGAATTTTCAGGAAAGCGGTCGAAAATGGATGCTGGTTTTGAATTGTCATTAACTTCTTCTGAATCATAAAGCATCATTTTATCTCCTGTTGGAGAAATTGCATAAGCGCCTAACGGTAGCTTTATTTCTTCAAACTTAATGGTACCATCCATCAAACCTTTGATAAAAGAACCATAAGCGATTAATTTTTGAGGCTGATAAAACCAGGCGGTGCTCAGTATTTTAGAAAGAAATTTTGAAACATCCATAATTGTACCGTAAAAACAGTACAATATTAAGTTGCGGGGGTTTCATCCAAAAGGACTGATTGATTCTGGTAAAGTATCGTATCAACCGTGTAAAGCTGCCTGGCAAGTTTAATGCTTTCGCATATAAACTGAAACTGATCGCCGGTTGCTTTGGCATCACTTTGGGGCGATGATTTAAAATAAGCGGGTACAATGGTGGTACCCAATAATTTTGCCGATCCATCGCTATAAGTAAATCCAACCACCAGAGGCAATTCGTTTAATAAGGCCAATTCGTCGGCATTGTACACCCATTCTCCAGGAACATTGAACATTAAGTTCTGTGTAAATAGTAGCCCTGCATCCTGGCGTTTGGATGGTTCCTTAAATTTGGCTGATGCCGGAGTAAAATAAACCGGCAACCAATTTAATCCTGTAGCAAAGGTTACCACATACTTATCTGTGGCAGGTTGTTTTTCGATTGAAATCACATTTTTAGCCAATTGGTAGGCAATTTTAGTGATTACAGGTATCAGTTTTGTACTTTTTTGTGAGAGCATATTACGGACATTTAAGACGATTAAGTGAGAAAAAGAAATAATGGCATGTAATAAACAGAATACCAGTTAAATACACTACAATTCCTGCAACATTCGTGTAGAAAACCGGTAAAGTGACTCAGATTTAAGATCATCTTCAGTAATATTGTACTTCCGTTTAAACAAATTTATGATCTCGGTGCGGGGCAAGCCGTCTTTTAAACCGCGAAACAGATCCCTTGAAAATTCGAAGTTAAAGTCGATTCGAACTTCTTTCCGGAACCGTATTTTACTCTTCACCGAAAGATAGTTGTAAGAACGTATATCTTTCCGGCTATTAAAAGGAAGAATGATGGTAACGTTATTGTCGTTTTGCAGCTGTGATGATTTGAAATACTCCATCACGTTTTCTTTATCGGCAATTGGAACACTAGAAAGGCTGTTATAGTTAGTAACCAGCTTAACAAGCATGTGATTGTAATCGTGCCTGTTTGGAAAACGCAGTGGAAAGGTTTTGTTTATTGATTTGTAAAGAAGATATTTTCGAAGATAAGGTTTTACCTCAATATCGATTGTAATGATTGTACTCGACATAATTTCTGGTATAACCCAGATAAGCCGACCTTTCTTGCCCTGCAAACATACAAAATTCATGTGAAATACAACCTTTACCAGGAAGATTTTCGCGTTAAGGATTGCAGCGGCATCCTTTACCTGGTGGAGCCAGGGAAAGATATAGCGGAAAGCCTGACCCGCAGGGGAACGCTCAAAACATTTGTGAAACAATTACAAAACACACTTGGTCCAGAAGTACGAAAAAAAGAGTACAAGTGTACAGGGGTACTAAAACTGTACTTAATAAACTGGTATGCAGTATATTACACCGTACTATATTTTAGTACAAAAGTGTGTAATCCGTACTCTTTTTCGTACTTTTTAAAAGTCTTTTTTTTATCGTACGAAAGTGTACAAAAGTTCGTTTACGTTCGATTTAAGTAGTACGGTGTATTGTGTTGATATTTAAACATTTGCGCCATGCCGTACGATTGTACTCTTTTTTACCTTATTATTTATTAAGTCTTTTTTTAACAAAAAAATAAATAAAAAAATAAATACTATATATATGTGGCTGTTTGCCACAATTTTACGAAGCCGATTTTGGCATGTACTTTTGTACCATTTATTTTTGAGAAAAAAAAAGGGGCGCCGGAAAACGCGAAGCGTGAAAAATAAATTGAAAGGAGTTCGCTGGCGCGAACAAGTTAATTATGCTGTCGCCGGAGTATTGAAAAGGTGTTCGCTTCGCTCACGATTGTTTATGCTTCGCCATGTGCTTAAAGATACAGCCCTGAGGCTTTAATGTAACGGGCAAAGGTAAGGTGCCGGGATGTATATGCGATTCTCAGGGGGTTGCTAAATGTTTAATAAACGGTTTAAACGTTTATTAAACAGAATGGCGCATAAACACAATGTGTTTATGCGCCCGTTACCAAACATTAAAACGATTTGGTAACAAGGGCTAAAAAACATATAACCCTTGCCACCGCACCGCTAATATTACCAGCCTTTAATCTTTTCTTCGATGTCTTTGGCTGCATCTTCTTTGCCGAGTTCACGAAGCCTCACAATTGCTTGATTGAGACCTTTCTTAATTTCAGCATCGTTTTCACCCCCATCAATCAAATCAATGATTTCAGATGATTGCTCGTCTTGGTTCAGCTCATCAAACGCCTTTAAGATGGCTTGACCCACATTGTCAAAATTCATACTATTTTGATTTTAATTTACGTGCAGTAATTCTAACCCCACCGCACAATAAGGGTTATACGATTTTTTAGCCCCCAGACGTTATAAACCATATTCTTTAGACAGCCAATCGATAAAATCTGAAAATGTTGGTTCTTTATGTTTCCATACTTTTTTATAATAACCCATCATTAATGTAGAGGAATAAATACCCGGGGCAATCTCTGTTGTAGTATTCGGGTCAATATATACATTAATCTGGCAACTGTCATTAAAGCATTCAGCTTTATACTTCATTAAAAGTTTAATTGTAATTAATTCAGCTCCACCAAATTTTACTTTTGTTGTGTCTGAATCAACTCTAATTATCTCATTTTGTCCTTGTTTTAAAATAACAAGTTCTTGTGATTGTAATCCTGTAAAGATTATTAATGCGATTAAAATTAAAATAAATTTTTTCATTTTGATAAATATTTAATTGTGAATAAAACACGGTTTATAACAATGCGTATATGCTATGCAGCCAAATTATTTATTATTTGTTGAAAGTACGAGCAAGACTGCACAGCACATACGCCCAACGTTATCGCTCAGTTTAAGAAGCATCCTGCAAAAGTTCTGGGTTATCGAAAATATTACCCACTTTTTTAGGATTTTCAGAAAACGACAATAAGATAGTGTCCTGTTTATTTTGTCGAATAAGGCAAGTATTTCCATTCCTATATTCAACAATCCTAATAGTTTCACCGTGTTGTATAAGGTCATTTATATAAATCTCCTGTTCGGTTCTGATTTTACCAATATATTGCCCGACCGTTTCTGGTTTTACAAAATGGTATGTATTACTGGTTGCTTCATCAAATGGTTGCGAGTAAATTCTACATTGTCCTTTTGGGTCTTTTACAAAATATCCATAAACCCATTCTCCGTTGTCGATTCTTTTACCTCTGAATTTAATTTCTGATGTATTCATATTTTAGTTTTTAGTTGATTATTCAAACACATAAATCCTCCCCAGTTCCATAAAATCAAAAAAATCGTTGTGCTCGGTAAAGCCGGGTTTGCTGCGTTTGGCCCAATAGCGATCGGGTTGGCGCTGGCTGTGTATAAGGTAGGCAATGCCGGTTTGGTACTGGCCGTTGTGATCGGTAAAATCCTGCAACGTGGCCTGCCTGGCGCGCGCAGGGAGCCGGTTGTAATAAGGATCGCCCTGGTCGTATTGCAACTCCGGTACTGCTGTGGCCACTGCAGGCGATTTGGTGAGTTCGTTGATTAGTGTTCCCATGGTACTTTAGTTTGCTATGTAAATCTGTGTAGGACGCGAAAATTCTGATATTTTACCTTCCCCGGTAGAATAATCCATAACTCTATCAGTAACTGGTTCCTCATTTGATTTAATTGCATAATGTACCTGGCAACCAGCAATGATAACATGATTGTCTTCATTTCCAACCTTAGCAAACCAATTGGATGAATTTCTATTTGTAGTTACACCAAGAAATGTATCCGGGATAATTTCTACATCTCCCCAAACTGCTCTGTATTGTTTGCCGTCGGGTGCAATAAACCAGCTATCAGTTGTTATTAGGTATTTTCCTTTCATATAATTGAAGTTTATTTGATTAATTACTATTCTGCTATCGTAATGTACTCCACTCCTCCCGATTTATCGTAATCAATTGCCCGGCCTTTGTTATCGTACTTCTTTGGGTTGCCATCGGCATCGAACAGATCCGGATTAAAAATATAGCCACGGAATTCAGCGTAGGCTTTCAGTTTCTTTTTAAAGCTGTTGGGCGTGTAGAATCGTTTGGCCGTTGGCACCTTAAGCAAATAATTGTCGGCCAGCTCCTGACGGGCTATGCGCATGCCCAGGTTGTTGATGTTGCTGAAATATTCATCGGCCCAATCCAAAAACGATTCGCCCATTTCCTGCCTCAGGTTGCGAAGCTCCAGGCGGCGCAATGGTGCCTTTACAAGTCCATATTGAAAATACAGTTGCAAACAGGTGGCTGCCAGGTTGTAGGTAATGTTGTATTGCTCCTGATCCCAATCGTCGAAAAAGTTAATACCGAAATCGTCGATGGGTTTGTGGTTTTCGTTGTAGAAGTCGGAAAAAGCCAGCATGAATACCCGGTCGCGGAGCGATCCTCCGGCATCGTTAATGCCATGGTTGGTGCTTACATAAAATTTGGGCTTTCTATCTTCAGGCAGGTTAAATTTGGCCTGGCCCAATCCCCTTACGGTGAACTGACCGGTCAGGTGCGGGTAAAAGAATTCGATATCGATGTTTGTCCGGGTATCGTCGATAAAAATGGACTTTGTTTTCTCGGTAACACCTTCCATCAAAAATGGATCTTCGGTCAGGTTTTTCTGCTTTCCGGCAATGTAAACCTGCGGAATGAGACGGCCAATAAACATACCGATGATTGATTTACCGGTTCGCCCGTTGCTCTGTCCTACCTCGCTCATTTTGCCATCCATGGCAATAATCATTTTGCTGATTGATTTGTTGTGGTATTCGTGAAGCAGGTACCCGATGCTGGTGAGTTTGCTCATTAAATGCATGTTTGTTTCAAATTTTTCGTCCAGGGTGCGGGTGTCCTTGATGGGTTGGCGGGTTTTTGCATCCAACATTTTTCGCCAGGCGAATTCTGATGTGTTTAAAATAAATTGTAGAAAGTGGCTTTGTTTGCCGGTTTCGGTAAAATCCACATCAAACTGACCCACAAAGTATTTTAGCGCTTCGTTTTGCCTGGCCATGGCCTCGGTAACCTGGTCGATCAGCAGCATGGGTTTAATTTTTTTGGCATCAAAATCAATTATCTGGTCATGCCAGATGGAGTTTTCAAGGTTTATAACGGGTTTTTCGTCGATGCCATCTTTGGAAATGGACCAGTATTTGTCCTGAAAATAAAGGTTCTGACTGTCTTTTTGAGGTTCTTCGAATTTGGTAAACAGCTTGTACATGTTGCTCAGGCTGTCGGGTCCCAGGTACATTTTACCACCACGGAGAATGAGGTTCTGGATATCTTTATGGGCCACTTCTTCGGTAAACTCTACCACAAAGTCTTTTATTTCGCCGGCATCCACATTGCGCACCACCTTGGTGTGGTTGTGCACGAAATAGTATTTGCCGTTGGCCATCATCAGCTTGCCAAATCCCCGGTTTTTAAGAAATTTACGCAGGTTAACATAGTCGAACTGGACCTTCTTTTTTTCGTTGCCCATCTTGTCTTCCCACTTCACTTCCTCCCAATACTGTTCGTCAACAGTCAGCGGTTGGGCAGGAATAAAGAAATCTGTTTCCTTATCATATCGCCATTCAAGTTTACCAACCTTAAACACTTCGCCGTTAGGATAAAACTGCAACAAAGTATCTTTGTGCTTTTTGAGGAATGTTTTGGCATTCTCGAAACCCCAAAACTGCATGATCTGATGTTCTGAAAGCGTAGTGATCCGGTGCAGCTGCACGTAAGTTCCTTCGCCATCTTTCTCCTTAATATCATTCACCGCACGGTCCAAATCACGCTTTAGTTCAATTTCTTTCCCCGAAAGGGTATTCACAAGCAGGTCATCAATGCCCTTATCGTTGTGGGCATTGTGTTTGGTGTATCCGAAATAAGTTTCCAGGTAAATGCCATGGTTGTTAAATGCCTTCAGGTAATCGCGGAAGTTGACCACAGCCCTGTAAAACGAATAGGTGCGTTGATCGACACGGTCGCCGGGTTTTAGGTTTTCGCTGAGCTGGTCCCAGTCGCTGTCGAGCATAAATACCACTTCTTCCACCTTGCACGCTTGTACTATTAATTGTAAATCGTGGGGGAGGCGGCCGCTGGAAGCAATGTTGTGGATGCCCATGATGCCTACCGAGGTAATGCCATGGATGGTGGCTTTATCGGCTTTCTTTTCGCCTTCCTGGATGTAAAGCCGTTTGATTATGCGCCGCTCTTTGTATATCTGGCGAACCGATTCGGGAATGTACAAATGCGAGCCGGAGCCATACGGCGATTGGTATTTAATTGGTTTGCCCGATTTGTCGAGATGATGCTCAGGGAACTGCCAGCGCACCCGGTACAGGTGCTCGAACTTGCTGGTTTTTTCCTTTTTGTACATCACCGGTTTTCCCTCAAGGTCGTAGTACCAGATAATCATGTCATCGCCGGGAGCAATGCGCCCAAACTGATCGCGGGTGCCGGGTTGATACACTTCAACCAGCGCTTCGGTTTTATCGTCCACGAAAGTGGTGGCCGTGATATCCTTTATAATCAACCCCGACGATTTTAGCTGCCTGGCACAAAAAGTATCGGCCTTTTTCGACTTGTGCATTTGCGGGCCTTTGGGCTTTTCTTCCTCCTCGATGATGATATGGTATTTGTTGGCCAGGTATTTTAGGGCCTCAGGGTAGGTCATTTTTTGTGTTTCCATCAAAAAATTAGCAGGCGACTTGCCGGCCAGATCGCAGCTATAGCACTTATATATTTGTTTTGAAGCGGTAATAATCAACCCTTTGCCTTTGCCTTCTTTATCGCAGTTGGGGCACTTGGTATAAATGCTGGCACCAGCTTTATTGAAGGTATAAAAATCGGCAGCAACTTCCTCTATGCGGGCGGTTTGCAAAATATTGTCGATGGTTGTTTGTGGTATCATAGAGGTAATTCTAACTGTCGGTTTTCGATTAATTTATATTCGTATTCTTTTACCAGTGTAATCACCTGCGGATGGCCGATAAGCGCCGTTACCTGCCTGAAGTACACCGGTATTGTTTTTCGCTTTGTATCGACTACAAAGCCCGATTTACGGAGTTTGTAGGTGGTGTTGTATCGGCGTTTGGTGTGGGGATCCATTACCGGTCGTATTTTTCAAACGTGATTACCCAAACCCAGGGGTTTGCGTCCCATGAATTTTTACCGTTTATTGATTCCCATAATGATTTGAAGCTTTCAATTGGTTTCAATCCGTCATTAAACATGTATTCATGTTTTGAATAATCAAAATATAAACGCCCATGGGTTTCAAATTGTGTTAATGACATTAGTAAGGGTATAATCCCTTCCTTAATGGCATCTTCCTCCGAAATGTCGTGCAATCTTTCCAACCTGATATCCGTAATTTTTAACCAGATGCGGGCTGCTGATTTGGGCATGTGGATGGAGGGTTTCCAGGTTGAATCCTCCATCATTCTCAGAATATTGTCGCATCCTGGCTCAGTTTTATATAGCCATGTGTACAAATCATTTCCTTCTCCATCATGATCTTCAATAATCATCGGAACAAATGTTTCGCGTACCCAAAGCAGGTCGCCGATATTTCCATAAGGGCAATTTACAATTTTACTAAAGCCTTTTGCTGTGAAAAACTTCTGACAAAATCTGCCTTTTCTATCTATGTAATTTTCCTTGCTTAACCAATACCATTCGGGATTTTCATTGATTTCATCAAGGCCGTTTAGTCTTCTGGTTTTTGTTTTTCTTCCTTCCAAATTGGCCTTGACCATCGGGGTGCTAAAGATAATGGGGGATTCTTTCATGTGATTACTCTTTAAGTTTTAAAATTTTGCTATTTTCCAACCCCGTACGCTCGCCTTCTCTGGCAATCAGGTTATAGGCCATTACTTCAACTTTTGCTGAATTAATGATCTGCGCTGCGACACCTGTAATGGCTTTGGCAGATTCAATTGAGATGGTATCTTTTGGATCCACTCCTGGGTCGTTGCCATCCTTTAAGCGGATGATTACGTCAAAAAGCTCCTCACGAAGAGCCTGTAAACTTGTGTCGGCCATCGATCTGTTTTTTAAGTTTATTATTAAGTTTTATTAATTGCTTCAGTTCATCGGGCCATTGGCGCAACGAATTGCGATCGAGCAATTCAGCATTTGAAATGAGTTCTAAATTTGAGAGCTCGTAGTTACCATGGGCGCCTGTTTTAAACACAACATTGAATCCGGATGGAACCGGTCCGTTGGCTTGTTCCCATATATGACGTTTTAAATCCTCCCAGTTTCCTTCGCCAATGCGGATGTATTTGTAATAGTAACCTGCTTTTTTGTTAAATCGGGTAGTAATGACGCCATCGGTTTTTGTATTGTGGGGTTTATGCCCACGTTCAAACCAGGTATGTTTAACCTTATCACGTAGCTCGGGGCTCATTTTTACGCCTTTGTTTGCAGGAATATGGCCTTTCCCAAATTGAGTGGCTTTGCCCCTGGTAGTGCCTTTTGTTAATATGCCCGATTCAGGACTAGCCAGGAACTCTTTGCTTTTTTTTAATTTCAGATTTGTAGCCTGCATGTAAATTGACCGAACCGTACGGTTTAGCTGTTCAGCTATTTTATCTGTCCTGGTATCCGGGTACATTTTTATGAGGAAATTATTTTCATCTACAGTAAATACTTTCCTTATAAATTTAGAAATGCCATGTTTTTTCCTGGCACTTTTCACCGAAGGCACTGTAGTTGAAAAATGCCTGGCTAATTCAGCATCCGTCATCTTCAGGTGACTTTTAATAAATTCGATTTTGTCTGGAGACCAGAATAGTTTTGGCATGGCTACACAGTTTGGCTTAATACTTCCACATACCCATTTTCATCCAGAAAATAATTTACAGGGAATACTTTTGTGAGTTCGCAAAACCCCCATTCTTTTCCTTCGTACTCGAACAGGATAGCAGAATCTGCTATTGCAAGTATGCGTACCTGGTAAAGAATACCGGGTTCTTCTTCAATAACTACAGCCTGGCCCTTAATGAGCTCGGTGCGAAACTCGACCAGGTCGATAATGGCTTTCTTTACGAACAACCTGAACCAGATTGGAATTAAGATGGAAAGCGCGATAAAAATGATTATGAGTGTTTGCATAGCATTTTGATAATGAAAGCGGCCACCGGTGCAACGGCAGCCGCTTTCTGAAAAGGTTTATAATTATTTATCCTTGTATGTTTGTTTTTTCTTTTCTTCCAACTCATGACGGGCTATATCCAGATGACTTTTGGCAATAAATATTTGATCAGGAGTTGGTTGTATTTTAATAATTTCAGAAGGTAAACCACATGCACCACAGGTAAGCTGTTGAAAAGTGGTTGGTTTAAAATGGCTATTACAGTTAACACAAGTATTTGGGAAACCTAGTCCCTCTCCACCTTTTTTAAACATTGGCTCCGGTGCCGGTGGTATGTTGGATTTAGTAAGTGTGCTGATCCGGTCCTGTGTTTGTTTTACTGCTTCATGCTGTTTTGCTTTTTTCACCATGTTATCAAGCGATTTGATGGCGTGGCTTATAGTTTTTGCAACCACATTGTCTTTATTTTGTTTTGGAAGAACAATAGTATAGGTCGTTTTTTCGCAACGTACCTTAATTTTTGTATCCGTAATCGTAATTTTCATGGGTCAAAGGGTTTAAAGAAAGCCGACACAAGTCGGTGCAAGAAAGGCCGGCTTTCTGGTGGTTAGTAATTAATTTAATTGATGATTTTTCTCATTAAGGTATTTACTTAAATAGGTAACAATTGTGCTCAACTCAATATCCAGTTCTTTCGATATTTCGGCACAGGTAAACCCGGCTTCAAAATATTCGGCTATCTCCTGGTATTGGTTAATGTTGAACATTGCGGCTTAATTTTTCAAGGAAATTAATGCGAGCTTCCACAGGGTCGGCATCGAGCGCAATAAAGATGGAGGTGCGTTTGTCGATACGCACTTCCTGTAGCTTATCAATATCCGGGCTTAGGGCAATGGAGCGTTTCCGCTTTTTCTCCATTTTCAATTCAAATTCTTCATCCATCTGGCGCTTTGATGGATGGTGCCCGGCGCGAAGGTTTGGGATGTACGAAAAATCAGGTTCCTTTTCAATGGCCAGTTCATCTGGATCTACCGGCTTCGGCTTTTTTGCTTCCAACTTAGCCAACAGCCGTTGAATCCGGGGGCCATTCTTTCCTGGTTCGGGAATGGGGTCGGTAATGTACCCGCATTGCTTTTTGATGGCTTCCATTTTTAAACGTGGTGTTTGTTAGCAAGTTCATTGCTGATAGCATCGATCAGCTCTTCGCAATGCTCAATGATTTGGTTAGCCACGTCCAGGTCGCTGGTAAACACATGCTCCTGGTTAAAATATTCATCCAGTTGCGCGCGTGTTTTTGCCTTTTTTTCGAGCATGGCTTGCTGAACAAGCAACAATAATGGCTTTGATTCAATTTGCATGACTTAATGATTTTGTGGTGAGAATTTTGGCGGCGGTGAGTAAAGTATCAATGTGATGCATAGTCGATAACCCGGAGCGGTTATTTGGAACCAAGAACTTTAATTTCGTTTGGTTGTCAATAAGAAATGATGCCGCTCCCTTGTCAGTAAATCCATAATTGATATACCTGGACAGGTAATCTAATTTTGGTTGTACAAGTTCCTTTGGCAGTCCTGAAATGTTATCGAGAATAAGCCGCTTTCGTTGGCGGATGATGCTTTTCAAAAGCATGTTGAATCTAGGTGCGAAACGCTGGGGGGCAGGATTTTGCATGATAGATGATTATTAATGATTAAAGAATTCGTTTTTCGATGGCAAAGCGGCAGATACCAACCTTGCTATTGCAACCAATTTTGTGTTGTATATTTACCCGGTGTTGGTTGGCTGTATTGATACTGATATCCAGTTTATCGGCTATTTGCTTATCAGCCATATCGTTGGCAATAAGTTTGATGACATCAATTTCGCGGGGGGTTAAATAACCATTGTTTGCTTGAACGTGCTTACAAAGTTTACCTTCAACCATGCAGGATCCACGTTGGCCACAATCGTAGTATTCGTGTGTTGTGCTCAGGTCATTTTTAATATCCGCTTTGTCGTCAAATCCACCGTAACGACAAATACCAAATTTGTTTAGCCTGGCTTTATCTTCTGTAATACCAAGTTGATCAAGCGATACCTGGGCTATTGTATCTTCATCAAGCTTTGATTGCAATTCAAAAAGTGTTCTTGCCTGGAATTCGTTGAAATGTATCAATTCAATTTTAACACGGTATAATTCACCGTCAATACCGATGAATTCTTTATTGAGTTGACTTAGGTTTTCAGGGAGGTTCATAGGTTTGATAGTTTTTGTTTATTGTTTTTCAAATATTCCTGATGCTCGTTAGCAATTTCAATTGCTTTATCAATAATCTGATTATTAGATCTTGTTCCCTTGAGCACCATATTGACATATGCCTGAGTAAATTTTGTTGCTTTTGATATTTGAGAGCTGCCGTCTGCAGGCAATCTTTTTCTGAGTTTTAGTCTCTCTTTGTATGTCATATTAAAATGGTATTTACAAAAGTTAGTTAATGTTGTACATTTGTTGCAGATATGTTGTCGCAAAGTAAGGTAATTAAATGACTAAAGTCAAGTAATTATATGATTATTTTATAAATAATTTTATATGACTATTAATCAGCGTGTTTCAGATTGGTTTAAGAATAAGATAAAAGAAGGGAAAACCCAATCATATTTTGCTGATATATGGGGAATAAGCAAACAAACAATAGGGCAGTATGTACATGATGGCGGTTCGATTGGTATAAAGCCGATCATTAAAATACTTGACTATGACAAAACAATTAATGCACGTTGGTTGCTTCTTGGGGAGGGTGAAATGTATGAAACAGATATATCAAAAGATGAAAAGCCGACTCAAGCATCCGAAAATAACTCGAGTTATGATTTATTGAATATAAAGGATAATGTAGAATCTAGAGAGATAAAAATGCTAGTCGGTGAGTTGATAAATCAATTGAAAATTAAAGATGATCAAATTAAATTTTTGCAGCATCTAATAGAAGATAAACTTCAATAAAAAAAGAATAAGAAACGATAGTATAAAGTCACCTGCCACAACCGAACGAAATTAACTAACTGCAAGACAGTTTGATAAAGTGGATGGGTGTATCCCATCATCCACCCCAAAGAGGCTGAAAATCAGCCTCTTTTTTTGTTTTATCTGCTTCTGTTTTATCTTAAAATCAACATAGCATCAGTGCTGATCGGCATCGTTTTTGACCTTTATTTGTATCAACGGCCATCGAAGTCTGATCTCCGGGTTAACAAAAATTAACAAGCGATTAAAAAACCAAACCAAAAAACACCTGTCAAAAGTGCTAATTTTGGCGCTTATTCTGGAAGGTCATTCTTTATAAGTGCTACTTTTCATGAATCAACTTATCGACATAGATAGCTAAATATGAACAAAAAAAATCTTTCTCTAATGGTGGTGATGGCCTTTCTGGCGATCACTAACCTGCATGCTCAGAACCATGTTCAAAATATCGATCCTGAAGTAACGGTTAAAAAGCTCAACACACTCATATACCTGATCAACAACTATTATGTTGACACGCTGAACATGAATGATTTAACAGAGACCATCATCGTCAATACCCTCAAAGAACTTGATCCTCACTCTGCCTATATCACCAAAAAGGATGTGGAAAAAGCCAACGAAGGACTTGAAGGCAGTTTTGAGGGTGTGGGGCTCACGTTTCAACTTTACAAAGATACAATCCTTGTGATTGCTCCAATTCCTGGCGGGCCGAGCGATAAGGTCGGGGTACTGGCCGGTGATAAAATCATCACGGTCAATGGAGAGGACGCTTTTGGTGAGAAAATCAATAACGAGTGGGTGATGGATCACCTTCGCGGTGAGAAAGGAACGGTGGTGATCGTTGGGATTTACCGTAAGGGACTTGAAAGACCAATAGAGTATAAAATTATCCGTGATGAAATCCCGATCAACAGCATGGATGCAGCATTTATGCTGGATAAAGAAACCGGATTAATTAAGCTCAACCGCTTCGCGAAACAATCACAGGAAGAATTTGACGAGGCAGTAATCCGGCTTAGAAAGCAAGGCATGAAGAACCTGGTGTTTGATCTAAGGGGCAACTCGGGTGGTTACCTGGGGACGGCCATGAGCATAGCCGATGAGTTTTTGCCCAGCGGAAAATCCATTGTATATACTGAAGGTATCCACAGTGCGCGACAGGACCTGAATGCCACCAATGCAGGAAAATTTGAACAGGGAAAGCTCGTGGTACTGATTAACGAGGGTTCTGCTTCAGCCAGCGAGATCGTGGCCGGCGCAATTCAGGACTGGGATCGCGGCGTAATCATTGGCAGAAGAACCTTTGGAAAAGGATTGGTTCAACGTCCATTTCTGCTTCCTGACGGATCTCAGGTCAGGTTGACTATTGCCAGGTATTATACTCCATCGGGCCGAAATATTCAAAAATCATACGACGATGGTACAGATGAATATTATAAGGATTTCATGCACCGTGTTGAACATGGCGAACTGATGTCGGCCGACAGCATTCATTTTCCGGATTCCTTAAAATTTCAAACTGCCCATGGCAGAATAGTATATGGAGGTGGAGGCATCATGCCAGACATTTTTGTACCCTTCGATTCGATTAGATTTTCACGAACCTATACTGATTTCATCCGTAAAGGAGTGATAAACGGATTTGTAAACGACTACCTCGATCAAAACAGGAAGTCCCTATTAAAGCATTATCCTGACTTTAAGCAATACAATTCGAACTTTAGTCTTTCAGAAGACGACTTTCGGACTTTCGTGGAAATGGCTGGCAAAGAAAAAATTGAAATTTCTGAAGAAGAGATCACGACAAATAAAGCATTTGTCATGCTCCAGTTAAAAGGGCTCATCGCGCGAAACCTATATGAAGCGGGCGATTATTTTGAAGTAATAGCTCCTGCCGATAAAGAAATCAGTAAGGCACTTGAAGTGATCAATCAGGACCAAACCTACAAAAACCTGCTTGATTAGGGATTTAGGGTTGATTGATTTACTTTTCAAATCAACCTATTAAAGAAAGCTTTAATAGGTTGATTCGAATAAACTGACTTCCAAAAAGCTTCTCGACCTGTTTAAAATATTCAATGTCCTTCGGCCCCCGTTCAAAGGGTATGCATTTTCCCTGTTAGCCACAGTAGCGGGTGCAACGGTATATATTTTCAGCAAAGCTACACCCGACCAGGTATGTCTGATGCAATTCGCGGTTTTATTGGCTTTCAGGAAAAATAAAGGCCATTTTTGTGTAATTTCAAACTGATTACCAGAAGATACTCTGAAATTATTATGATCATTCAATATTATACTCTTGTAATTGCCTATATTTGTTTCAAATTTTAGCCCGATACAGCTGAGGGTAGATAAAGGGGCACTTTGGGAAAATTTTCTGGTGAGTTAAAGAAAAAAATGGCTCAACAACAATTGTTGGATACTTTAAGTTATTTCTGGAGAACGACTCAACAGCAGGAAATTGATTATGTTGAAAACAGGGATGGTGAAATCCATGCCTATGAATTTAAGTGGAGCGGAAAGGAGCAATCCCGATTTCCTGTAACATTTACAAAAGCTTATCCCACCTCAAAAACTTCATTAATAACCCCGCTGAATTATATGGATTTCATTGGAAATTAGTCGATTGGATTGTGCAGTAGTATAAAAATTTAATGATGAGTAAAAAGTTAAATTTCAAAGCTTTACATTGTAAGTTTTAAATTATGTCCCAAAGCCCCCAATTCAAAGGATATGCATTTGCCTTGCTGGCCACCGTTGCCGGTTCAACAGTATATATTTTCAGCAAAGCTGCACTCGACCAGGTAAGTCTGGCTCAATTCGGGGTGTATTGGTTTGCCATGGCAATCGTTTGGAATTCGCTTTTTGCGCTACGATCAGCCAAACACCGGCATTTTCATCCAATATCCCGCAGTTCTTTCAAAGTACTTGTTCTGATTGGGCTTATTGAGATCGTTGCCACCGGAACTTTTTATGCTGCCATTTCAGTTTCTGAAAATCCGGCAATTCCATCGTTTTTACGCAATATGGAATACATTTTCGTTACGCTGATGGGTGTAATTTTGTTGAATGAACGCTTTAAGCGCATAGAGATCCTGGCTGTTATTCTGACATTTAGCGGGGCATTTGTCATCAGTTTCCAGAAAAGCGCTTCCTTCGAATCCTATCTGACAGGTGCTTCGGGCCTCATGCTAATATCAACACTTTTCTATGGAATACGTACCATCACTGCAAAGAAAAATATACATGAAATCAGTCCTACGATACTCTCCATAAACAGAGCAATTTTTCTATTGGTATTTGCCGGTATTATGCTGGTCATTTTTGGGCAAGGACTTGCCATTCCAACAAAAGCACTGATTATGATCATTATTGGTTCTTTTTTCGGGCCTTTCCTAACTTCCCTCAGTCAATACAGCGCCCTTCTTTATCTTGATGCTTCACGCTCGGCAATTCTTCAAAGCACTACACCGCTATTCGTCATTTTAGGCGCTTATCTGGTTTTTGGGCGTTTCCCATTAGAATACCAAATTATAGGAGGAATTTTAACTATTGCGGGACCAATGCTACTGATAACCGGAAAAAATTTCACTTTGAAAAGAGAAAACCGTTCTACACCGACTGGTAAGAAATGACATAAGAGTATCAAAGAGCCGGATGACAGGGTTTCATTTCGATCCACGAGGTAGAAACACGCACATAGCATAGTCCGAATGAACTTAAAATTCTGGTGACATCGGATTCCGTTTTATATTGCTCTACCTGATCCCTTCATCATCTATGCAGGAAATGGGTTAAAATAATACCAATTAATAAAGAGGATTGCGATTGATGGGCCGAGTCATAAAAAGATCTTTTCATGAAGAAAGAGGCACTAAAAATGGCTATATACTCCCCTGTTTGGTCTTTTCTCCTTACCTGATCAACATTACTGTTCCCTGGGTCTTGGTGTTGCCATCGCCGTTGTCGCTGCCACGCCAGTAGCTCTGGTCGGAGAAACGGGCCGTGATGCGCCAGATGTACGTGCCCGTGGGCATGTCCTGACCTTCAAAAGT